CTATTAAAGGTTCTACAACCTTTTTTGTTTCTTTTTTCTTTGCCATAATATAATATATAATAAAATTAATAAAAATAAAGGGACTGGGAAATTAATCCCAGTCTCTTTAAAATAATTGTGCTTAGTTTAACAACATGAAGTTATTAGCACCTTGTGTAATTAAACATCTTTCAGATAAATAATTTACTTGCATTGCGTCTAGGTCAGAAGTTTGAGCTCCAACAGATCCAGTAATCCAAGTTTTCATTTTTCTTGATTCAGTTTGAGACGCTCTGTATCTCACGTGTAAGAAAGGACGTTTCATGTTTTTACCTAACTGCTCGTCATATACAGAAGATACACCAGCTGGTATAACAACACCTCTAATAGCGTTAACAGTATCGATACTTCCACCTCTAGTAGACTTATCGTTTAAGTATTTCATGTCAGACTTGTAGAAGTCATAAGAACCTCTTCTGAAACCAGAGAAACCTAAGTTTAACGCCATATCTTCTGAGTTGTCAAATACTCCATAAGAAGTACCACCAGCTCCATAAGAATTCATTGAAGCTAACATGTCATCCATCGCCAAAGCTGTTGCTCTGTTTACAAACATCATGTTTTCTTCAATAGCGCCATTTGCATCAAACACTGCCAACATAGCGTCAAACTCAGCTAAATCAGTAGCTGCATTTACACCAGTAACACCAGAAGATTCATGACCTCTTGAAGTAATAGCAGCAAATAAACCTTCAGTACCAACAGAAGTATTATTAACACCTAAACCACCAGTAGCATCGTGAATAGTCGCAGTTGTATCAGCTATTTCAGATTCTAACATTGACATTTCTAAATAATCAGCAAAACGAGCTCTAGTGTCTCCTTCAGCTTTTAAATACCACATGTAACCTGATTGCCCGTCTTCACCAGAAGTTTCGATCCATCCAATTGAAGCTGTGTCAGATCCAGAAACAATGTAAGTATCTTTAAGGATAATTGGCTTGTTTTCAAAAGATTTGAATTGAGGCTCATTAGCTAAATTTTGTCCATCAACTCCTTTTGAGAATTCAGAACCATAAACATATAAACTAATCGCATCATCATCTGCAAATACTGAACCAGTGTTTAAAGCAGCTTGTGAATAAGGTAAACATGTAATTCTATCGTTTGTACCAGCAGAAGTACCTCTAGCCGCTACAGAAACGTAACATTTAAGAGTTTTTGTTGCCGAAGATAATACCACAGTATCACCAACTCTAATACCATGAGTTACAGTTTGTGCTAAACCATCAATATCAGTATCGATTTCTACTAAACCAGAAGAAGCAGTAATAACTGTTCCTTTGTAAGATAAGTGTAACCTACCTTGTTCAGACCATACAACTCTATCAGAGCTCATAGCCTCTTCAGCACCTACTTGAGCAAGAAAGCCAGCTACGGTTCTTTTTCCGTAAACCTCAGCTTCTTTCTCCATAAGTTCTGGTAAATACTGTTGAGCCCAATCGTTGTTCCCAGCAGTAAAGTCTAAATAATTTGTTACTAAAGTAGCTTGCTGTGCAGCAGGGCGTACTTGAGTATAACTTGTAATTGCCATTTTAAATTTGTTTTAAATTGTTATTTGTTTTTGTTTTTAATTTTAAACTTAAAATCAGAAGAATTATCGCCTAACACTTTGAACTTCATACCACCTGCTTCAATTTTCCCATGACTTTGTCTTGGGTTCATATCTACGTTTTTGGCTTTAGCAATGCTATTTTTCATAGCATCAGCTTTTCCTTGTTCGTAAAAGTGTTTTGCAACAGCATCTGCGTTCATTGCTGTATATAAAGATTTATGATAGCCCTTGGCGTCTGTTAAAGCAGAGTTTTTATCCAAAAACTTTTTGGTGAAATTGCTTATGTCGCTCTGAGTATTTTTAACCTCTTCAGCATTGTTTACATTAAACCTGTATTTCTTATCACCGACGTTGTATTCAAAACCTTTGAATTTGTCGTTGAAAACATTATTTGTTTTCTGTGTAAAAATATCAGAGTTCGTTTTAACTGTTTTTTGAGTTGCTTCTGACTCCTTGTTGTACCTATTAAAGAAATCAATTGCTTTTTGTTGCTCACCCGTAAGTTTGCTTCCAGCTTTGATCTCGTCATAGTATTTAGACTTTTGCCCGTCTAAGTGGCTTTTAGCGCTGGCAACTTGCTCTTTAAGCGCTAATTTCTTTCTACGTATATCTCTATCGTCGTCTACATCTTCGTCGTAAGAGAACGTGTCTTCCATAAGGAAGTTAATTTCTTCGTTATCTAAATGAGGTTTTGTTTGTTTGTAGTATTCTCTTAACAAAGCGCTGTCATCTAGTTTGCTATAATCTTGATTAAGTTTTACATAATCATTTAAATCTCCACCAGTTTCTTCCATAAACTCCATTAACTTTTGGATATTCTCTGGTAATGGTTTTCCAGTAGCCTCAGCTTCTGCTATAGCTTCTTCAACCTGCTCTTCAACTTCTTCAACCTCTTCCTCAGTAATCTCTTCTAATACTGAAGTTTCTTGTGTTTCAGCTTCCGGTTGTACTTCTTCTTCTTCTTCAGTAACCTCTGCTACCGCTTCTACTTCTTCAGTTTTTTCCTCTGCCACAACTTCAGTTTCTACTTTCTCTTGTGGTGGAGCGCTTAAATCTACCTTAATAACGCTATCGTCTCCAGCAGATTCAAATTTACTTTCATCGACTTGTTCAGTCGTTTCTTGGGTAGTCTCTTCGACTACGTTTTCATCTTTTTCTTCCATAATATAATATAATAATAATTAATAAATTCTAACTAGGGTCAAACGAACCTAAATCAAATCCTCCACCTAGTATATCATTACCTGCGGACTCAAAGTTTTTAGGTGGTTTTCCACTATTTCTTTGCTCAATCATCTCTGATTGTTGTGTTGCTTGTATCTTTGTTCTTTCGTCTTTACGATCTTCTTTTTGCTTTTCTCTCTCTTTCATGCCATCAACCTCAATTCCCTTAAGCTGCATGTTGTATTGAAACTCTAAAGCCATAAGCTCTTTTTTCATTTGAACCTCTTGCATCATTTTTTGAGAATCAACTTGGGCTTGTATTTGCATCAACTCAGCTTTAGCAGTATTTAACGCTTGGTCTTTTTGCATTTCAACTTGAGCCGCTGCTTGAGCTGCTTGAGTGTTAGATTGAGATTGAGCTTGAATATTTTCCATTTGAAGCTGTCTGTCTTTTGCCTCTTTCTTTTTTCTACGTATTTTTAATAGTTGATTTGCTAGCTTAATATTACGTATTTCTCTAAGATCAATAGCATCTTCAAGCTCAATGCTTTTTTGTTGCAGCGCCATTTGTATATTATTTTCTAACCTACCTTTCTCTTCTTCATCTGGTTGTAATTCTATAAATATACCAAAGTCATACAGGTGTAACTCAGACATTTCTTCTAACGTAGCTACATTGTGAGCGCCTATAGCTTGTATAAAAGCATCTTTGGTTGGTGAGTACTCTATAATATCAGATATCCTAAGCGATAAACACTCTGCTGTTTCAGCTGTTAAGTATAGTCCAGCTTGTAATATATGTCTAGTTGCTGTATTAGAGTTTGCTGCGGCTATTTTTTGAATACCAACTAAAGCATTTTTATCCGGCGTACTACCATCTCTAGCCTCGTTAAGACCGGTTACGTCTCTTATCATCTGTAAATAGTAGTTGTAATTACCAATAAGAGCTTGCATTTTATTTCCACCAGATCCAGATGTAATTTCTTGAATAGGCACTTTACCTGGATTCATATCACCTTCCGACGTGAAGCTTCTCCCTATCACGGATCCAGTTTGGAAAAACATGTTTAGGGCTTCTTGTGGATTGTAGTTTGTTCCATTGCCTAAATCAACTTCAGCTAAACCATCGGCATCTAAATAAACACCATCTGGAACCATACGAGATAAAACTTGTTGTAGTTTTAAGTGAGTCAGCTGTATCATGTCAGCAAAACCTGTTATACGCCTTACTAGCGAATCGATTTTACCATTGTACATTCTAGGTGCAACAATAGCATAATTCATTTTAACTTTAGTAAAATCACTTTTAGGACGCATCATGTTTTTTGACATCTCCCATTTAAGTAACTTATCGGTACCAAGAATCATAGCGCCCTCATATAAGCACTCTATTGACCTCAACATTCTGCTATACCCACCTTCCATGTCTCGTGGAGGATTAAACGAATCATCTTTAGGAATAACCTTATCAGCACCAGTAGCCATCTCTTTAACCTTGTAAACTTCATTCATATAAGTTTTATAATTAAAATATAAAACTTGTATAGTGTTATTATCTTCTTTATCGTAATTATGTCTAGAGTTGTAGTTAGATCTATTATAAGATTTATTTTTCATTATATCCTCAAGATCACTTTCTGTTAGATGAGGAAACTCTTTTGCTAATTCATTTACAGGGATAGTTTTAACCTCACCAACATAATAAATATCGTCAAAATATGGGGACTCAGTATAAGAGTAAACTAAATTTGCAGGATCAACATAATCTATAGTAACACCTTGAGATGTGTTAAAGTTTGTTTTTACAGCACCAATACCTAGTACGGTTAAATCTTGATAAAAACGTTTTTTAGTTAACTCGTATTTATTGCCCTCAAACAACACGTTTAAAGCCTGTTCTTCAGCTAGCTCTACAGCCTGCTTGTAGCTAAGTTGCATGTGTAACCCCAATTCCTCACTGGATTCTGGTAGGTCTTCATTAGCTATATTTGTTTCTTTCGTATCTATGTTAAATCTAGCTTCAACTTCTTGGTTAAATTCTCTCATTTCCATGTCACTTTGTATTGCCTGCATGTACTCTGTTCTCTTTTCAACTCCATTTGGAGATTGAGAATAAGCTTTTATATCATACGTTCTTTCAGCGATTCCATTTACAACAATATCTACAAACTTGGATATAATTGGAACTGGTTTCCAGTCTAAATTTAAATAGGACAAATCACCGTTTATAGATAACTCATCCTTATATTTTTGAATAGACTGCTCGCCTCTAGCATACAATCTTAAATTATGAAA